TGCAACCTGTTCGACCGACGGCGTGAAATGGATGTTCCCGAGGGGGTCGAACGCCGGAGGAAATCGATTTTGCAGTTGCTCAAAGACATTGCCGCCGGCACGGCGGAAATTGCGGAGCTTTCGACGTCGGCGTCGGTAGCAATACATACGAATAAAACGGCGGCCGACCGCATGTTTACCGATACATTACTGAACACGTTTTGAGGCAGCCATGATAGCAGATATTGAACAGGCGATAATCACCATGCTCAAAAGCCGCTGGGCGCTCCTCGGGAGCGGTGCGGCGCTTAACGAGTTCGACATCAACCTCGATTTTAACGACGTGCTGAATACGCCGGCGGTTGCGGTTGCCACCGAGAAATTCGGCACCGCGTTTTCTACCGACGAAACCATAAAAATCGAACCGATTATTTCTCTGTACCATGTGTTCAAAAATGTCGGCAAACCCGATCAGCGGCGGCTGGGGATTTATCCCATAGTTACCGGGTGCATGCAGATACTCTCGGGGCAGGATTTCGGCCTCGGTATCGATCCGCTGCGCGCAGCCGGCGGCAACGAGGTGTATCACGAAAAACTGAAAATGATGGGGCTCATCGGCTACAAATGCGATTATCATACGTCGTTCAATCTGGATCCGTTCGATCCCGAAAGCGCCGACGATGTCGCACTGCTCTCCGAGGGGCTCAATTACTATTGCAATTCAATACCGGTGGCGGGCGACGCCATTTCATATCCGGAGGAGTAACATGACCACAAAACAGATTACCGTTGCGGCGCCGGAGGGGTTGCGCTGCCCCATGGAGCACGGCGGCATTATTACCGATGCCCCGGTCCGTGTTCCCGAAACCCGGTTTTACCGGCGGCTGATTGCCGACGGCAGCCTGGTAATTGTTCCCGAACAAAAACCGGTAAAACCGGTTTCAACAAAAAAACGGCAGGAGGCGGTACATGACGATAAACAGTAATATCCGGGTTCCCGGATCATATAACGAAATTGACGAATCGGGCGCGAACAACCGTTTGCCGGCATACCGGCAGCCGATATGCATTATCGCTCCGCGCATAGCGACGCCGGCTGGATGGGTAACATTGCACGAATATTCCCTGGGCGATAAAGTTGCCCCGGTTACGCCTAACGGCTACTATTATATATGCGTTGTAGCGGGGACATCGGGAGCATCGGAACCAGCGTGGCCGGCAGCGGGTGGCACCGTTGTCGACGGATCTACCTGCACCTGGCGCGAATATGTTGACGCATCTGAAATTGTTGCCGTGCATACGCCGGTAAAATGCTACAGTGCCGACGATGGCGCCCGCTATGCCGGCGCCGGTTCAATTGCGCACCGCATGGTTCGCGCTGCGTTCATGCAGTATCGGTACGCCGAGGTTACGCTCATTACCGTTGACGACGATATTGAGCAGGGCGGAACCGGCGTTTATTCTACCGCAACCGTTACGTTTTCGGGAACAGCAACCGGAAGCGGACGGCTCGAATGCCGAATCGGCAACGATCTGGCGCGTACTGCATGGAGTGACGGAGCAACGGCAGTCGAAGTTGCATGGAGCCTCGACGCGGTACTTGCGGCGCTGCACGATCTGCCGGTAACACCCCGCGCCGCCGAGGGTGCGTCGGATACGGGTATAGTAACGCTCGTCAACAAAAACGCCGGCGTTCCCGGTTCAGAAACCGGAAAATATAATACAACGGCTACAAAACACCTGCCCGCGATAACCATCTACGGCGATGGTATAACCGCCGCAATTACCGGATTTATTTCGGGCGGAACAAACCCCGACATTACCGATGCGCTCACCGCGGCAACCGCCGGTGAATACGCGCTCATTGCATGCCCGTTTCGCGATACCGACAACCTTGATGCGCTCGAAGCGCACCTCGCGGCGGTGTCTGATGAAAACAACTGCAGCGGCGCCCGGGCGTTTGTGGGTATTACATCGAGTATTGCCCTGGCAACAACGGCTGCTGCCCGCAACAATGAGCGGATGCATGTGGGATTCGTTCGCAAATGCCGGTTCCCCTCGTATGAAATTGCCGCGGCGTTTGCCGCTATGCATGCGCAAACCGGCCATCCGGCCCTGCCGCTCAATACCATGGAGATGGTAAACTGCGACGCCCCCGACGAAACCGACCGGCTCGAATTCAACGAAACAAACGCGCTGCTGTATGTGGGAGTAACGCCGTTTAACGCCGACAGCACCGGTGCGGTACGGTGTATTCGCAGCATTACCACCTATTTGACGAATGCAGCGGGGTCGCTCGACGACACGTATCTCGATACCACCGTTGTCGCCTGTCTCGACTATCTGCGCAAATCGATCAAATCGGCGCACGAACTGAATTTTACCCGGTGTGTATTACGCGAAAACCACGTCGACGGCGAACCCGATTTCGTGGTAACCCCCGACGATATACGCTCGTTCAACATTGCCAAATGCAAACAACTGGAGCAATACGGCGTCTGCCAGCAGGTTGATGTACTCAAACCGCAGTTCGTGAGCGCCCGCGATGCGGCGGTTGCCGGAAGGGTGAACAGCGACATACCGGTCGAGGTGGTGCAGGGGCTGCATATACTGGCAAACACGATACGGTTGACAACAACGGTTTAACGGAGGTTAAAACATGAAAAAATATGTTTCACGGGTGATCGTCATGCGCAACGGCACCCGAATACGGGATTTCAAAAATTACAAAGACGTTGGCACTACCGACCGCACCCAGGTGCAGCTCATGGAGTGTAATGGTGTGGTCGACAATACGCCGCAATACGGGTTTTCCATCGATTACGTGCTGCCGGTGGTGAATCCGAAACAGGACTGGACAGATGTTGAAAACGAAACGTGGACGGTCGCTCCGCGCGAGGGAGGGAGCAAAACCACGTATACCGGCGTTACGTACCTGAGCGTTGGCGATCTCGATACCGACGGGCAAAAAGAGGCCGTGCGCACCGTAACGTTTGCCGCCGAGGGGAAAATTTACGAATAATAACCACCGGGAGCGCGTTCACGAGCGTTCCCGCAATCACAGGAGGAACCATGCTACTGGAACAACTGAAACAGGGAGTGAAAAACACCCGAACCATTAATTACCCCGGAACCGACCAAAAAATAACCGTCCGCGTGCTCACCGATGCCGAGGAACAGCATGCCGAGCTGGCTGCCGAGCGTTTTTTTATCGACGCAAAAATACCGGTTGCCATGCATAACATCGACGACTACCAGCTCGAAAAAACCACCCGCAAACTGTTTGCTGCGCTATCGTCGCCCGACGGATCTCCGCTGTGCCGCACCATAGATGATTTTAAAAAGCTCATTACCCGCCCCGAACGCGACATTCTTGTTGGCGAGTATAACGATTTAATGGCCGAATGCTCGCCGTCTGCCGCAGAAATGGCGGATGACGAGTTTTTCGCGCTCGTTGACGATGTAAAAAAAAAGCCGCTCATGACCATTGGGAGCGTTTCAAATTTGCAAACGCTGCGACGGCTATGCATGTATTTGGCAACGCAGCCGCAAACCTCACCGGAGGGCAGTGGCTCTACCTCTATGTAATGCTGAGCCTGCAGGCCGAGGCGCATGACGAACACGCAATAAACCCCGACGAGGAACTGGTTGAAATAGACGATGGCGAATAACGAACTAAAACTGATCGTATCGGGAGACGGCCGCAGGCTGCGGTCGACGCTCTCGAACGCCTCGCGCGAAATATCGTCGTTTGCCGGCAATTCGGCGCGCCATATTACCGCCCTGCATAATAAAATCGGCAGCGGCCTCATGCGCGTCATCAAAAACCCGCTCGCCCAGGTGGCCTCGGCAGCGGGAATCATGGCGCTGGGGAAACAGATCCTCGAATTCGACGACAAAATTGCAACGGTAAAGGTGCAGATGGGGCTCACGTCGAAAGAGACGCTGTCGCTGCGCGAAAACATTATTGCCACGGCAAACGATGCGAAACAGTCGTGGGATGGAACGCTCGATTCGTACACCGAAATGATCAACAAAACGGGCGATTTGAAATTCGCCTCATCGGCCATTAAAACCATTGCCGTTGCCGCAAAGGCGACGACGTCCGAAATGCTCGATATCGCCGCCGTAGCAACGGGGCTCAACATGAACATGGCCATTACCGGCGACAAACTGGAGGATTCGTTTGCCATTCTGCTGTCGCAGGGTAAACAGGGATCGTTCGTTTTCTCGGAACTGGCCGGGCAGTCGGAACGGCTGTTTGCCGCCGCCGCTGTTCTTGGCCTCAAGGGCACCAGCGACCTCAACAAATACGGAGCATTTTTACAGATGATACGCCCGTCCTTCGGCACTGAAGAAGAGGCGTCGACGATGGTGAAAAACATCATGCAGCGGATTAAAAACGAGGCGCCAAAAATAAAAAAGCTGTTGAAATTCGACGTATACAATGCCGATAAAACACTCAAACCGTTCGACGAAATAATACGCGGCGTTGTTTCGGGGGCGGGGGGCGACTCGACAAAACTCTATAAAATATTTCAGGAGGCGTCGATAGCGTTTACCCAGTTCAACAGCGAACTCACCGCCGGCCGCGGATTCGACAAATTCGAATCGTTCATGAAAACTGCAGGTTCCGATCAGTTATGGCGTGATTTTCTGGAGAAATCGGCAACCGGAAAATCGAACGTGCAGATGCTCGTCAACGTGTTTCGCGGTTTTGCCGATAAAGCGCTGTCGCGCGCTATTGGAAACCTGACGCAACAAATGAACGAACTCACGTCCGACCCGCAGCGCATGGCAGATTTTCAGGATCGGCTCGACCGAATAGCCGAATCGATAGGCAACATTGCCGATGCTGCCGTAAATTTGGGGACGCTGTTTAATTTCGTCGGCGCCGGGGCAGAGATGTTTTTCGGCAGCGACAGGATTGACAAAACGAAACAGGCGTCGCAGCTATTCAAACAGTTGTCGAAACAGGAGCGCAACCGGCTGCGCCCGATGATAAGCGGCTCCGACTGGAAACGCGGAATGTATTCGGTTCTGCTGCGCGAACATCCGGAGTTGTTCGGCGGCGGCAAACAGGGCGGTGCAACCCCTGCGCCGGTCGTAACCAACAACATTACCATAAACCAGGACGCCGACGGCCGCATACGCAGCGTAACCACCGATTCCCTCTCCACAAAAACCAATGTCGCAGTCAACCGCGGCATCCATACGGCGAGGCAATAATGGCGGTTCAACTGCGTTTTAAATGCTATTTCAACGACATTTTACTGCGTCTCGAAACCATTGACGACGCTGCCGAAAAATCACTGCAGCGCAGCGAGTATGCCAACGCCGACGGGGCGGAGCTCACCGACCTCGGCATGAAGGGAAAGCGTTTTTCCGCCACTGCCTGGTTTATCCGCGACAATTACGACGATTACAAAACGTTCTGTGACGCCGTTGACCAGCGCGATGTCGTTCACAATTTCGTTCATCCGGTATTCGGGCTGCTGTTTGGTAAAATATCGTCGTATAATGCGCGGCACGATCACCGCAAAAACTGTGCGGTGGTCGATTTTACGTTCGAGGAAGAGCTGCAGGGAGATTTCGAACGGGTAAGCCCCCTGGTTACTCCGCAGGTTGAGGATCAGTTCACCCGTGGGCAGTCGGCCGCCATAAATAATCTGAGTTCCGGAGCGGTAGCGCAATTTAGTGCAGCAGCATCCCCGCTCGGCAGCCGTGTTGTCGATATGGCTGCATCGATATCGGCGCAGTTTGTCGATGTGTCGGCGCCGGTGCGGTTGTTTGTCAATAAAATGGAGGCGGCATACCGGGCTGTCGATTCGTTTTGTTCAACCGTTACCCAGCCGGTAAACACGCTCATTTCAACCATCGATTATGGGGTAACGCTGCCGGGGCAGTTTATTAGCGCAATAGCCGCGGCTATCGACCGGTTTACTACGCTCGTAACCAGCGTAACCGAATCACCCTACCGCATAATGCAATCGTTTTATAACGGGCTGGCGGTGCTGCGTAATGCCGTTCCCGGTTTTGAGGCGGAGTTCGATAACGTTCGCGCCCAGGCGGGTGCACTGGTCGCAGCGCAACTGTTTGCTGCAGATAACGAAAACCGCGCAGCGGCCGAAACTATCGACCATGCAACGGCGTGGAACGATAGCGGGGAATACACCGGCCGCGCCGATCGCCCCGACGTACTCACGATAAACGACCTCGAACGCACGCTCGTACTCGTGCGAACCTACCTGCAGCAGGCGCTCGACGAAAACCGCGGGCAGACGGTGCTGGCCGAAATGGCGGCAACGCTATTGCAGCATGTGAATACCGTTAAAATTAAACGTGAGCGGCTGATAGAAATAGACGTGCAAACCGAAACGCCGCTGGCGCTCATCTGTCATCGCCGCGGGCTGGGGTATGCCGCTGCCGGGCGGGTGCTTTCGGTTAATCCGCACATTAAAAATCCGACGTTCGTCTCGGGGGTTATATCAATTTATGACCGATGAAATTCTCATAATCGTCAACGATACAACGTTCGATAAAATTTCGGAACTGCACGTTGCCGCCGATATTTATACTGCTGCCGCCTCATTCGACGCCGTTGTTGGCGGCGGGGAACGTATCCTGGAGGGCAGCCGGATAAAAATAGAGGTTAACGGGAAAAAATCATTTGACGGCATTGTCGACCGGGTAGCAAAAACCGGGAGCAAATCGGCCGACATGGTGTCAATTTCGGGGCGCGATTTAATGGGGCTCATTATCGATTCGCACATTACCTCGTTTACCACCATTAGCGGTAAAACGCTGCGACAGGTGGCGGAATACTATTTACGGCAGATCGATTTTGTTCGGCATCTCAATATTACCTACACTGCCGGCGCCGAGGCGCTCGACGTTCCGCAGGAGTTTATTCAGCCGAGGCCGGGCATGACGGTTTTCGATCTGCTCAGCGGCATCGCTGCCGCGCGGGGCATCCATTTTTACCTGCGTGCCGACGGAAACATCATGTTCGGCCGCCCGCAGGGATACGGCGGGCCGGTGTTTTACGCCTGGTGCCGCGATGGGCGCAATAATACCCTCGATTACAATTTTACGAGTGATATTTCGCAGCGGTATTCGTCCATTGTCGTGTATGCGCAGGACGAATCGACCGATTCAACCGACGCCGCGTCGCTCAATAAAAAAGCGACGATCAACGACAGCACGTTTCCCGGGAATTTCGCAAAAACGCTCGTTATCGAGGCGCAGGTTGCCGGGGTATCGCCTGCCGCCCAGGGAAGAATGCTCATGGAACAGCAGCGGTTTAACGGGTGGAAACTCGACTATATCATGAACGGGTTTACGCAACGCGGCAGCCCGTTTCGCCCCGACGCACTCATGGCGGTCGACGATGAACGGGTGCCGTTTACCGGCGAATGCCTCGTTTACGGTCGGCAGTTTAATTTGAAAAAAGCGGAGGCGGTGTATACCACAACGTTAACGCTGGGGCTGCGGGGGCTGGCATGAAAAACATTGTACGCATTATTCGCGGACGAATAAAAAGCGCCGCTGTTACTGCCGGAAAAATCGTGCGGGCATCGGTGCTGGGGCTCACCGACGAGCAGGTTGACCAGGTCGAACTGATGTTCGGCCACGGGTTTTCTGCCGTACCCCCCGATGACAGCGAATGCATTGCCGTGCAGTTCGGGCACCGAACTATCGTGATCTCGGGCGCCGATCGGCGCATCGTTCCCGATATGGAAACGGGCGACGTATGTGTGCATAGCAGCACCGGACAGTATATAATTCTCAAAAATTCGGGAGGAATCGACATTCGTACCGAGCAGAACGTAACCGTTTACGCGGCGCAGATACGTCTGGGAGACAACACGCTCCTCCCGAACGTTAACGGCGTCGTTGTTCCGTCATGCATGTGCAGCTATGCGGGAGCGCATTTGCAGGGCTCGACAACCGTGATGGCGAAGGGATAACATGGCAACCAAGGCGCAGGTAAAGGCGACGGTTGAGGCGGGGATGGTAGCAGCGGGATTCCGGCCGCGCAGTGGAACCGATAATCTTGATATGCCGCACCTGCACAACGACGCACTCATCGACGGGCTGTACGACGCCGTTGAATCGCGTCACTATAAATCGTTCTACGATCCGACGGCGGAGCTCCCGGCCGATCCCGCGCTCGGTGATACCTACATTGCCGCAGCCACCGCAAACGGCTGGACGGTAGATTATATCTACGAATGGACCGGCGAGGCGTGGAGCGCAACAATACCATGGGAGGGGTATTTTGTATGGATCGATGACGAGGATACGTTCTGTTTCTACGATGGGACAGACTGGGCAGAGTTTACCGGGGGAATTACGATTACCGGTGCGGCAACGACGATTGTAGCCGATAATCTCACGGCAAACCGGGTTGCTATATCGAATGGTGCCGGTAAAATGGCCGCGAGTGATATTACGACTACAGCGTTGAGTTATCTCGATGCTACGTCATCGATCCAGACACAGCTCAATGGGAAACAGGTTACCATTACCGGTGCAGCAACGACGATTGTTGCTGATAACCTCACGGCAAACCGGGTTGCCATATCGAATGGCGATGGAAAAATGGCCGCGAGTGATATTACGACAACAGCGTTGAGTTATCTCGATGCTACGTCATCGATTCAGACACAGCTCAATGGGAAACAGGTTACCATTACCGGTGCAGCAACAACGATTGTTGCTGATAATCTAACGTCAAACCGGGTTGCTATATCGAATGGTGCCGGTAAAATGGCCGCGAGTGATATTACGACAACAGCGTTGAGTTATCTCGATGCTACGTCATCGATTCAGACGCAACTGAATGGGAAAATCGGCGGTTCAATCACCGCCAACTACATCGCAAAAGGTGCTGGAACCGGTACTTTACAGAATAGCACTATCTATGATAACGGAACAAATATTGGTATAGGAACAACGTCCCCTGCAACGCGTTTGCATATCCATGGTACAGGAACACAACTGTTCAGGATAACAGACGACAATGCAGCCGTGATGACATTAGGAATTAGTAATGACACTGGTCCGTTTATGGTAATGATAGATGCGGCTGGAACCCCACAAATATGGCTCTCGTCATATGGTTCATCATACATAAAAGGACTAATGGGGGTTGGAGTCGAGCCAAGCTATCAATTAGATGTATCAACCGGTGCTAACACTGATATTATAGGACGTTTTTATGGTGCAAACCAATCCGCCGAATATCTTGCTTTTGGGATACAAACAGGTACTGCGATTATAACAGCAGGACATGCTGGATCAGGAAATAATGCACTGGTAATAAAAACGTCGTTGTCAGGGACTGAATCAGAAAAAATGAGGATAACTTCAGACGGCAAAATCGGAATTGGAACCAAATCACCACTTACTGACGTTGAAATAAGACCACAGACAGGTACAACCGTAAAACTCACAATAACAGGCGATAAATCAATCTCCGCTGTCGGTGACGAATTTTGTTCCGTCGATTTTCGGTCTGGTGGAGATACGTCTCCGCAATCAGACAACGATATTACAGCCAGGGTAGTATCTGTTGCGGAGTCCGGTACTGGTGCTCGAGCTGGGATAGCTATTCAAACGAGCGGCTTAGAAGCTGATGGGTATTTGAGTGAGCGAGTAAGAATAACTTCAGGCGGCAACGTCGGAATTGGAACTGGTAACCCATTAAAACGTTTAGACGTCAGTGATGGAGATGATGTCGGCATAATAATTGGTGCCGATATTGGAAGCACTGCTCGAACGGCCGTTGCTAATCGATTTGCTGC